GCGAAACGAATCTTGGGCCCACACGCCGTCTTCCACAGTTGGCGCCTAATGAAGTTGTCCCCACTCGGTGGGAACTTCTCCCGAATGGCGTCACAGATAGCCATACTGACATGTGGCTCATGCGACTGGTCAAAGGATGAGTAATCACCCGCCCCGACCAGCGTGTCTGTGTTTGCCACGCCTGACCGCGGAATATACTTGGCCAGACGGGTCCAATCTGCGTAGGGGTTCACACCCGTCGCACACTCCTTTTCAGGAGACCACACGCGGAAATGTTCCATGAGGGACCACCAGTACATGCGCCAGACAACGACGAGCACCAGAGGTGCCGCCTGAATGGCGCGAACATCCTTGCCAATAGGCCGCAGCTCTGCCTTACCGTTAGTTGAGAAAATGACAAGAGGGTCCTCACCTGTACGCAACTGACTAATCAAAGCCTTGACATCTGACTCTAACGTCGCAAACGCCTGACTACGAACCATAACTTGACCCTTGCTATTAAACAGCATCGCCTTGGTAAGGCCCATAGAAGCATACGGAAACCCAGAAGAAGTCTGGCGAGGAACAGGCTCGGCAAACCGAGGTGCCCTATCGAACCAAGTAGCAACACCCAAAAGCGCTTCCGGAATCGAAACGACCGATGTGTCCAAAGAATCCTCAATGCCTACGCGGGAAATCACAGCTCGTGCGCAATCCAGATATTCTGAACGATACGGAAGAATTGGTCGTGTCGTGTACTTTACAAGCGCACGTTGAAGCGCATCATTGCATAGTTTAGCAGGCACAGACTGAATCTCTGACCAACCACAGGTCTTGGCTGGGACCATCGAGGGCCCAGTCCTGTTGGGCGGCAACGGCAAATTGTGCACGCCAATGACTGGAACACCCGGAAGCTCCCCAGATTGGGGCTCAACCTTCTGAACTACATCCTCAACACGCATGCAAGTACGTGGTGCTGCCATACTCATAAAAGTCATCTCCAACCACTCACGAGAAATCGGATAAGCAAAACCACGCTCTCCATCCAGAGAACCAGCTATATGGATACCAAGAATCTGCGACGCCTCGCCCTTGTCAGACATAACGACAGCGCCGCAGTCACCAACTTGTGTGCGCATCTTGTACGACACTGGATTGCTGCAACCGTATTCGACACCATTGACCACCGAATTGATGGCCATACCTGCAACCGCCTCCATGTTAGCGAGTTCCAAAGAAAACAGTCCTTCTTTTGAGTTCGTTTTAGTGGACAACCACTTGTAGTCAGAAAAGCCAATCCTACTAGTAGACGAAGCAAACCTGCCCATAATATTGGCCTTGTGACCAGTAACAGGCAGTTGGACCATGACAATATCAGCGCGCTTAGCACCGGCCAAAAAGACTGGTGCAGATTTGTTCACAAGCGACCCCATCTCAGAGAGGGGCACGACAAAAGAATCTCCATGCACATTCATAAAATGAACATGTGCGTCGCCACCTTCAAGCAGCTTGGCAAAACCAGACACAAAATGCCCAGGAATAATCGCACAATCTTGAGCAACGAAAAGCGCACGGCCTGTTTTGGCCATGATCTCGACACCATGCCGCACGACGGAAATATGGTACATGTTTGAAGCAACGGCCTTACATAGGCTATCACACTCTCCCATCTGAACCACAGATGCGGCACTTGTGCACTTAGTCCTATTCTTCTTCTTCTTAGGCAGAAACACACTGATTAGCGCTTTGCACGCTTTCCAAGAAACGGTGAAAACCCATATCATGACAGCGATACCAACAATGCAGAAAACGAAGTCATGGTTGAACAACAACTCAGCGAACCGGTAAATAACAGCAATCATGTCCTTGACATATCCATCAACAAGCTTTGTCTCGTCTGGAAAC